GCTGGACGTCGGTCACGTCGCCCGACAGGGCGCCGATCGTCCACGAGGACCCGGCCACGAGCGAGCCGTTCTTGAAGACCTGGATGCGCCGCTTGCCGGTGCCGTTGCTGGCGAACTTCGCCGCCGCATCGACCCGGACCGCGATGGTGGTGTAGCCCGACGGAATGGCCCCCGACGGCACGATGACCTTTGTCCCCGAGGTGTACCAGCCGCCGTAGTCGAACGTCTCGGTGTCGAACGAGACGGACGTGTCGGTGCTGTCACTGATCGACTGGTTGGCCGCACGCCGGACCTTCGTCCCCGAGAACGTGACGCCCTGCGCCACGCCATAGAGATAGACGATGTCGTCGCCCAGCACGTTGAGCTCGGCGGCGGTGAGGATGTCGCCCGAGACGAAGGTGGGCGGCGTCGTGTAGCTCATCGTCGGGCCTCAGTACGCAAGGATCTTCGTGGAGTTGAGCGTCGAGGAGTTGAGGACGAACCAGCCCGGATCGGACTGGACGCGGCACCGCTCGAGGACGAACTGCGAGACGTGGTGGACGACCGGCGCGCCGGACGTGCCGGCCGCGAGGTTGCCGTCGTGGGTGATCCCGACCACCTCGAACAGCACGGACGTGACGCCGAGCTGCGGCGAGGTGTAGGCGATCAGGTCGCCGATCTCCACCTGGTACTGGTACGGGAGCCAGTTCTCGACGGTGATGGTCGGGCGCGTCTGCGGGGTGGCGTAGCGCCACACGACGTGCTCCGCGATCCCCCGCGCCGCGGACAGCGTCCCGACGTACTCGCCGCTGATCTCCGACCCCGACCGCACGCCACGCGGGAGCGCCTGCGAGGTCAGGTCGTCGGCGATCCACGACTCCGCTGGGGCGCGGCGGGCGATGCTGCCCTGGATCGTGAGGTGGGCGAAGGTGCAGGTGCCCGACGCGACGGTGATCGTCAGCTTGGCCGTCGTGCCGTAGGCGGTCAGCGTGATCGTCGGGGTCGAGCCCGAATACGACGAGTCGACGATGGGCGAGGCCACGTAGTCGTCGAACTCCACCCACACCTCGAACGGCCGGGTGGTGGTCACGCTGATCGGCATGGCGTCGGGCTGCCACACGATCGTCTGCGCCGGGCTGAACACGATCGGGGTGACGGTCGCCTTCTGCTGGTTGATGACCGTGTCGGCCGACAGGCGCCAGCCCTGCATCGACGTGACGTGGTTGGAGAGCTGGGAGAGCGTGTAGTCCGCCACGCCGTCGAGGTTGTGCTGGCGGTTCCGGGTGACGTACGTGTACCAGTCCGCCGACGACGAGGCCGGGCGGATGAAGTGCCGCGAGCCGTTCGCCCGGTTGATGTCCTCGAGCAGCCCGAGCGCGTTGCCCTCGGCGCTCGACAGGGGCATCGTCATGATCTCGTGGGCGAGCTCGGTGCGCGTCTCGCCGATGGCCGCGAGGATCGCCGCCCGGAGCGCACCCTGCGAGCGGCCCTGCGCGAACCCGAAGTTGACCGGCGTCCGCCCGTACCACCCGAGCGCGTCCTCGCACGTCACCTCGACGGTCGGGGAGATGCTCTGGCCCGGTGCGGGGATGACCGTCCAGTCCTGCGTCCGTCCGCCGAACACGCCGATCGGATCGGTGCCCGCCAGGCGCCCGTCGCTGTTGACCGAGATATGCAGGGCGGTGCCGTCGCGCAGGTACGCGATCAGCGGACTGCTGCCGTTCTCCGGGTTGTACTTGTTGTCGGAGTCCGCCCCCGCGGCGATGCTGTTCTTGAGGACGACCGTCGCCGAGCCCACCTGCGCGGAGCCCGTGATCTCGGGGGACGCGCCGCGCTGGACGTGCCACGAGATGACGTCCTCGCCGATCGGCACCGGGGAGTCGGCGGTGGGGTCGATGACGACGCCCGGCGCCGGGTCCGGCGGGGGGGGCGGGGGCGTCGCGTTGTCGAAGGCGACGTGATACGCGATCCAGCCCGTGCCACCGTCGGCGGTGGAGATGCTCGCGCTGTACGACCCCGACGGGCTGGCGATGATCCGGTACGCCGAGTTGAGCGTCTGCCGCGCGCCACCGCTCGCCGACGTGCCGAGCGTCCAGCCGGACGTGATCGTGGACGGGTCGTAGTTCGGCACCAGCGCGAACGGCGCCCACAGGGCCGTCTCCTCGCCCGCGCTCGGCGTCACGCTCGGCACGGTCCCGGTGGCGCCGGCCGACTTCTGGTGCGCGTTGGAGCGCACGGACGCGGACCCCCCGAACCCCCGGAAGACGTCGACGACCATCGACACGCCCGAGTAGATGCCGGGGATCGTGGGCGAGATCGTCCACGACGTCTCGCCGCCCGAGGCGTAGCCGTAGGCGATCGTCGAGTACCCGCCCGCCCCGTCGCCAAAGTCGAACTGCGTCGGCTCGCGGTCGAGCTCGACGAACCCGGACGGGAGTCCCTGGTTCGCCTCCGTGGGGATCGCGTTGTACCCGCCCCCGGTGGACTTGCCCCAGATGACCATCATGCAGACGAGGTCGCCCGCCGCAGCGGCGGTCATGCCGGACGCGGACAGGGAGCCACCGACGCCGATATCGGACGGGGCGACGGCCTTCTGTGCGATGTGCGTGATCGCCACGTCAGCGCCTCGCCGGAGCGATGAGCTGCCGCCGCTGCAACTCCTTGGCGATCACGGGCACGACGTACTCGGCGAGCGCCTGCATGGAGCCCGGCGTGGCGAGGGGCGTGGAGAGCGAGAGATACACGCTGATCCCGCCGCCCATGCCCGTGGACGCGGACGGGTTGACCGTCGCGCCGGCCGAGCCGAGCCGGATGACCTCGGGGCCGTTCTCACCGACGAGGGCCGTCCCATATGGGCTGATCGGGCCGCCCGCCGCGCGATGGTCGCCGGTGTTCTCCGCCGTCCGATTGCGCGTCGTCATCGTGATGGTGACGCCGATCTGGCGGGGAATGTCGTTGATCTTGTCGATGAGCTGCCCGATGAACAGCTTCGCGTCGCCGGTCGAGTGCTTGTACTTCTCGCGCAGGTCGGCGAGGAACGCCTTCTGCTCCTTGGCGGACATCTTCCCGTGTCCGATGAGCGTGACCTGTGCCTCGAAGATGGCCTTGTCGAGCTCGTGGATCCGGTCCTTGGCGTCGGCGACCTGCGCCTTCGTGGACTTCGCAGAGTCGCGCGTTGCCTGGGCCTCCGCGCGCTCGCGCTTGAGGCGGGCCAGTTCGGCCTTGGCGATGATCGGGTCGTACAGCGCGTCCGCGACTTCGGAGCCGATGGTGTCGAGGTCGTCGCGCGTCTGGCTGGCCCAGTAGACCATCTTCTTGAGCGACCGCTTGACGGTGGTCGCGGAGTCGGTGGCCTTGTCGCCGATCGTCGTGAACGCTGCGCCGATGCGCTCGGAGCCCGTGTCCCACGCCTGTGCGCCCTCAGCGGCAGCGGCGGACGCGGCGTCCTGCGCGTCCACGTTCGCCCGTGCAAAGTCCACCAGCGGCCGGAGCGCATTGCCGATGGCAGGAACGAACCGCTCGTAGGCGGCCGTCACCGAGTCGATCGCGTCGACCCGCTCGCTAGGACTCGTGGAGTTCGGGCCACCGTCGAGTGCATCCATGAAGACGAGCGCCGCGTCCGTCGCGGCGACGAGCGCCGGGGTCAGGTGTTCGCCGAGCGCGACCTGGAGGTCCTCGACGTTGGACGTGAGGATCTTGGTCTTGTCGGCGAGGCTCTCGCTGTCCCGGCCGAACATGCCCTGTGAGTCGGCCGTCTGCTCCATGATGAGCGCGTACCGAGCGGCGACTTTCTGGCCGTCGGTGAGCGCGGAGCCGAGCGGGGCGAGCCCCATCGCGGCGGCCTTCGCCTTCGTCTTCGCTTCGTCGAGGAACACGCCGAACCGGCGGAGCGGTTCGGACTCGCCGAGCAGGCCGGACTTGAGCGCGAGCGCGGCCTCGTCGGATCCGGTGTTGAAGGCGGAGCCAAGGTCGCCCGCCAGTTTCGTCATCGCCTCGGCCTTGGCCGTCGTCTCGTCGAGCGTCATGCCGACGTTCTTGAACGCGGTGCCGAACTGCGACGCGAAGTTGAGCGCATCGGTCGCGGAGAAGGCGTCCTTGGAGTTCTTCGCCCACTCCTTGACCGACTCGGTCGAGCCCTCGAACACCTGCTGCGTCAGGCTCATCGCCTCCCGCTGGTCCGAGGCGGCGTGGATGCTGGCGACGATCGCATCCACCGCACCGGAGGCGGCCTTGTCGAGCAGCCCGAACCCGGCAGCGGCGACGGTTGCGCCGGCACCGATGGCGAGTCCCTGTGAACCGTCCTTCTGGAGCCGCTTCCACGAGTCGCGGATGCCCTCGAGGGGCTTCGTCGCGTCGTCCTTGACGGTCGTTCGGATGCGGACGGTGTTGTCAGCCATCGGGGTCCGCTTCTCCCAGCTTGGGGCTTACGAGGGCGCGCAGGGCGAACAGGGCGTGGGCGTCCTCGTCGAGCAGGGTCGAGAGGGTGTAGCCCGGATAGGTGCGCAGCACGTCATCGACGAACTGCGCCAATGCCACGGCAGACGGCGTCAGTTCTCGTCGGTTGACGTGACGAGCTCTGAACGCCGCGACGGCAAAGGGACGGGGATCGAACCGACCTCCCGCAGCCATGCCTTGAGGAGCGCGCGGTTGAAGGTGAAGTCGCGGTCGAGGCCGTCGCCGTCGTACGTCCAGGACACGCGGAACTCGTCGACCGTCTCGGCCAGCCGTCGGAGTCCTTCCGGCGTGGCCCACTGGTCGGGGTCGTTGATAAGGTCGTTGAGCTCGAGGAAGCGGCGGGTGGACAGGCGCGCGAAGCGCATGACCACCTCGCCGTCCTCGAACTCGAACGTCGCCTCCGAGGGAACGTTGGGGAAGATGCTCATGTCCCACCTCGCCCACCTGTGAGGAGAGGCCCGGCGGGGTGGGCGCCGCCGGGCCTCTCGTCAACTAGGTCCAGACGATCGCCGTGCCGTTGGCCGCCTGGAACGGAGCGGTCCAGCGCAGCGCGCCGTCGTTGCCCGCGCTGATCTGGTAGTCGGACACGACGACCTCCGCCGTGGCGGTGCCCGTCGAGAAGCCGATGGCGATGGTCCGGGTGATCGTGCCCGCCTGCGTGGGGACGGTCTTGAGCACGGCGTGGGCGAGGTTCGCCCCGCCGTCGAACGGACCCGACAGGGTGCCGGTGACGTCCGAGCGCCCGAGCAGGCGCTCGTACCCGGTCTTGTCGAGGCCCGACACGTCGATCACGCCGCGCGGCGTGGAGAACGACAGGTCCGACACGTCCGTCGTGATGTCGCGGGCCACGCCGCCCGAGTCGTCGAGGTTGATGGAACAGCCGAGGGCGGTGATCTTCGCCATGACCAGCGAACTCCTTGCACAACAAGAAGCCCGCCGGTTGGCGGGCTACATGGACCGAGGGGAGGGAGGGGTTAGGTTTGCGAGGTCGGGTAGCGGACGAAGTTGACGGCCGCGACGAGGTTGGTGAACGTGCCGGTCGCGTTGACCCGGACGTAGCGGTTGACGGTTGTGGTGATCGCCGCGGTGGCGACCCGCTCCGACGTGGCAGCCGTGACGTTGGTGAACGTGATGAGGTCGGCGTACGTCGAGTCGTCCGAGCTGTGCTGGATCTTCACCGTCGCCGTGCCCGACGCGATCGAGAAGGCGTGGAGATAGCCCGCCCCGCCGAACGCCGACGAGGCGCCGTTGTCGAACTTCGTCGCGGTGCCCGAGGAGGCGAAGGTCTGCTTGCCCGTGGTGAGCATCTCGCCCCACTCGACCGGGACGCTGGCACCGGCCGACGTCATCGCCGTGACGCCGATGCTCATGTCCATCGCCACGGCCGTCTGGTAGTCGGTGTTCTTCCCCGACACGGACACCGCGGGATCGCCCACCGACGACCCGTGGAAGTACGACACGACGGCGTTGACGGTCCCCGCCACCGTGCCCACGGCGGACAGGACCGGGTGCGCCTGGCCGGCCGCGGGGTTGAAGAAGGCGTTGTACGCCATCGACCCATCGGCCCGCCCGAGCAGCCGTTCGTAGCCGCTCTTGTTGATGGCCGACACGTCGATGATGGCGCGCGGGCTGGCGATGCTGGAGATCGCCCCGACGTCGCCCGACAGGTCGGCGGAACCGACGAAGAAACTGTCACCCAGCGCGGTCGTCTTCGCCACGGGTCAACTCCTACGCTGCGATGATGGCGTCGTCCGTGAACTCGACGACGACCTGAAACTCGATGGTTCGGAACCACGCGCCGTCGATCGACGCCCAGCCCATGACGGCGGGATCCACGACGAGCTCGTCGCACGTTCCGCCGAGTTGGTGATCGCCCTCGAGGCGGCCGCGGATGTCCTTGCGGAACGCCTGCGCCTGCTTCTCGGCAAGCTCCGCCAGCGTCGAGGACCGGTCGGGGACCTTCCAGTACCCGCGCACGGTGAGCTTCTCGCCGACTTGCGTGTGCCGGAGCGTCCGCCCGCCCTCGAAGTGGGGGGCGTCCATGTCGCCCTCGTACCACACCGCGAGGCAGTTCCCGGCCGGGATCGGCTCGCCGATCTGGACGAGCGTGACCGGCGGGGTGAGGGTGGCCCCGGACGTGACCAGGTGCGCCTTGACGGCGTCGATGGCACCGGAGAACGTCACGTCACAGCCCCTTCGTCAGCTCGGCCATGTTGATGGCCTTGGCGCGGCGGAGGCGGCCCGCGGTGCGGCGGAACATGTGCCGCCGGGCCTCGACCTTGCCACCGCGGTACTGGGCGTTCGCGGGCGCGGAGAGGTGCGACTTCCACGGGTAGATGTGCTGGGCGGAGACGATCATCGTCGACCGCCACGCCTTGCCGCTGATGGACCGGACGCGACCGATCGTCCCGGCCCGTCCGGCGCCGGTCTTCGTCGGCCACTGCGCCCGGACGTCAGCCTCGCCCTCGGCCGCCATCGCCTCGAGCATGGTCCGCTGGTTCTCCCCGAGCGTCTTTCGGATGTCCTTGGTGAAGAACGGCCCCGAGAGGTCGATCGTCGTGGGAAACCTGGACGCCATCAGCCCGCCCCGTATCGCTTGAGGTGCCCGAGCGCCGTCCGCAGGACGGAGCGTTCGGTGTCGCGGAACCCGGTGGTGGGGATGTCCATCGCCCCCGTGTCCCCGGTGAGGCCCGCGTCGCGCGAGCGCCATCGGCGCTGGGCGAGTCGGAGCGTCGCGTCCTTGACGACGCGCGGGTACTGGTGGACCGCCACGGCCGCGCCGGCCGAGTGGACCGCCGCCGTGGTGCCGTTCTGGCCGCGCGTCACGGTGGCCGTGCCGCCCGACGTGTTGAACGCCGTCCCGGCCGTGGTGGCCGTGATGTAGAGGTCTTCGGAGTCGACGCGGATCGTCGCGCCGACCGACAGGCCCGCGCCCGTGAAGATCGCCGTGGTGGCGGAGGCCGACACCGTGCCCATCGTCGCCGTGACGGTCAGGAGCTCCGAGGCGTACCCGGCCGTCCCGTTGACCACGATGCGCGAGTCGTCGGGGAAGCGCGCGATGGCCCCGTACCCGTGCAGTTCGATCTCGGTGTACGGCGGGCCGCTGTAGGGCGTCAGGTAGTAGTCGGTGTCCTGCGCCAGCGTGTACGTCGCGGCGACCGAGGTGGGCGGGGAGTACACCGAGACCGACGTGACGGACAGGAAGTCGTCGTCGAGCGGGAGGCAGTCGTCGCCCTCGCCCTCGTAGCGGTTCGACGCCGTGCGGGGGCCGAAGCCCGACCCGTACCGGGAGCGGGACACGAACGCATCGACCGACCGGCTCGCGCCCTCGAGGATCGTGAGGAGGCGGTCGTCGTTGGTCGTGCCGTAGTTCGACCCGCCGTCGGTGAGGAACGACTTGAACTCGTCGATGGTCGCGTACGTGTGGCTCATCGAGTCTCCATCTGGCGGGGCTCGACGGCCGCCGTCTCGATCACGTCACCAAGCGTTCGCCCGCAGGCGGGACAGGTCGAGCGACCATTCCGAGACAGCGCCGCCGCGATCAAACGGCGAAGTGAACCGCTCTCCGCCGCGCACGGGGCCGCCCCACTTCGCGCGGTAGTAGGCGTCGTTCGCGGGGTGGGTGCGGCGGTTGCCTTCGGCATAGCGGGCCTCGGATCGGATGGCCGCGGACCCCTCGTGGGTCGCGCCGCCGGGGATGAAGTACCAGGGGACTCCGGCGAGGGAGCAGCGGTATTCGTAGTCGGCGTCTTCGTCGTAGATCGGGTGGAAGTTCTCGTCGAACAGCCCCGCGGCCTCGACGCACTCGCGGTTGATGCCGAAGACGCGCCAGTCGCCGTTCATGCCGACCCACCGGGGTCCGGGCTTCGCCATCTCGTCGGCGAGCCGGGCAAGGTCGCCGGGGGCGAGTTCGGTGTCGGCGTTGGCGATGCACCACCACGCCTCGTCCGGGTGGGTGCGGATGATGAAGTTCCACGACGCCGCCACCCCGAGGTTCGAGGGAGCGGAGACCCACTTGTCGGCGAGGTCGAACGCG